GCGTTGAGATGAAGTTGAACGAAATAAATATCCCGAAGAAGAGTTAATAACCGCGTTAGCCGATCCTGTTCCAGTTGCGCTTACATAATTGTAAAAATTGCCATTCATAGTTAAAGTGCTATTAGCGGTTATTGCTCCGTTAAATGTGGTTCCTTGAAATACGCTACCTGCGGATGCGGCGGTTACATAACCATTGGCGCTTAAATTTTTAGCGTAAACATCTCTGTCTGAATATAACGCGTAAGTTCCCGATCCACCTGAATAAAGATAAGTTCCTGAGTAATACATATAACCCGAATTAAGAGTAAAGCCGCCAATAGTTCCAGTATTACAAGTTATATTTGAACCATTTATAGTAACGGTAGAGGTTAGCGTTCCTGTTGTTATATTACCTGCCGCAATAGTTCCAGCATAAACATAAGATGATGAAATTTCAGTAGCGGTAATTGTTCCTGCCGCAATTTGCGTTGCCGTAATTGTATTTGATGTAATTACATTTGCATTAAGAGAACCAGTTTGTATGCGAGATGCCGCTAGATAACCTGTTGAGATATTACCTGCGTTTATATTGGAAACATTAACCACGCTAGCATCAATAGTTCCTGTGCTAATTTTGCTACCTGAAATGTTTGTACCTAAAGCACCATTTCCTAACGAGTTTAAAACCCAAGAAGATCCGTTCCAAGTTGAAATAGCATTATCGGAAGATGTGTTAAACCACATATCACCCGATACATAAGTTCCCCCTGTGGGGGTCGTGCCTTGGCGATAAATAGCATTTTTACCATTAGCGGTAGTTTGTGCCGCACTAATAGCCGCATCTTGAGCAGACACCCAAGCGGTTCCGTTCCAAATAAATAATTTGTTTCCGTGAGCGGTATCAATCCATTGGTCATTAACCGCATTAGCCGTTGGCGATGTTCCTGAATAAAAAACTGTATTTTTAGTATTAGCAAGCGTGATAGCAGTAGTTGATTGTGTATTGGCTAAATTTGCCGCCGTTAATGCTTGAGATGAAACACCCTGCGCGCTTACCGCATAATCCATTGGCTGACTTGGGCCAGTTTCTAATTTAGCAATACGATCACTCAGCGAATAAAACATATCTTTTAAATTAGGCGGGAGATTTACATAAGCCATTAAGACACCGATCCCGCCGCTAGTTGCTTTGTAAGAGTTACGGTTACGCGATCAGGGCCACTTTCGCCAGGAGAAACATCAATAGCAACAATACGCATAATTTGATCATACCCTGTTGGAAAGAAATCATCGTTAATTACAATTCGCGCTTCATCGCCCACATTGTAAATAGTTCCATAAACAGGCGATACATAACTAGGAATGATTACTTGTAAGGTTGTTGGTGGGTAAGAAATTGCGTTACCCTGACCCTTGGTTACATCTTTAAGAAGGTTAATATCACCAACATCAATATAATTAACGGCATCTTCTAATAATGGCCAAGTACCGCCTGATCCAATTTTATCTGAATCAATATAAGTAGCAACAATTTTTGTGTTATTTGCGCCGTTGCCTAAACCATAAAGCGTATTGGCGGTTGAAAGCCCATCTTCGGGAAACATATATTTAACTATATTGCCTGGAAATTCAAAAACAGGGGCAAATATGTTGCTAGAACTGTAAACAGTTCCATAAGGAACGCCCATCTGAAATTGATTTTTAAGATTATCGCCATCGCGGTAAGGGTAAATAATAAAATCAAAATAGTTTTGAGCCAAATCTTTAATGGCTTGATATACGGATTTGTATTCATAGCCGTTGTAAGTTTTGGTTGTAGATAATCCCGAAGTGGTACTGTCGTAAGTTAGCCCTGTTTTGCCGTGTGATCGGCCTTCGGTGTAACTAAGTAAATCTCGCACAATGTTACAAGGGTCTTGCGATGTATAAGTTTTAGTTGTAGCAATTCTACGGCGCTGATATAGGCTGGCCATTTCTTGTGCGGTAATGCTTAAAGATTGATTTTCGCTATCGTATTCACGATGCCAAATAACCCCCGACCATACTGCGGCGGTGTTGCCTGAATCGTTAGTATGAATAACCCAAAGAATAGTTTTAGCAGGGGTTGTGCCATCTAGTGCGTTTAAATCTTTAACGCCCGACAATAATAATTGACCCTGAAAAGTGCCAATAGAGTTAAGTTGTTTTGTAAAATTAACATTGGTTAATGGCAATTCAGAAATAACTTGATTGGGCGTTGATCCTGATTGGTAAAGATTTGTAGTCAAATAGCGAAAATCAGCCATTAGATATAAGCATTTCTAAACGGAATAGACATTGAGCCGACAGTAGAAACCCAGTTTACGGTGTAACTACCAAGTGGGGCGATAGATAACCATCCTGTTGAAGCCGAAGTCATAACATTTCGAGTAGGCGCGGTGTTTGTGTAAATAACCCTTTGTAGTAAATCAATAGTCAGGGGCGAGCCTGTGGTGATATTGGCAAAGTTCATAGTTACCGTGCCATCTGTAATTGTTCCACTAGCACTAGGAGAGGCAATAGTAATTACAGGGCAAGAGGTAGCCCAACCTGAGTTAGATACGGTACAAGTAGAGCCACTAACAGTTGTTGCGGTATCGTCATAGTAACGAGGATCAGGAAATATAATTTCAAGTCTTGTAACAATATAACCATAAGTAAACTCAGCATCAATCGGTGTTGTAAGCCCGCGAGAGCGGCCATACATACGCTTTAAGCCTGTATCGCCGTTTAATTGAAACTGAAATAGTTGAAGATAGTTTTGAGGATTGGCAGATGAAACAGGGTTAGGATAATAACCTAACGCTTGTGGGGCAAACGCGCTTTGTAATTGCTTGTAGTAATACTGCGCGGTGTGTGAGCCATCGCCAATTACAAGCATATCAATAGTTACAATACGCTCATCATAGAAATCTCTACCTGAATATGAACCGTCAATATAACCACGATTATCATCTTGAACGCGTAATGGCGAAGTTCCCCCAAGGCCATCTATGTTTTGAATTACATAGTTAGTTCCAGCGCCAATAGTTAAACCATTAAAAGTAATCTGATAATTAGCCATTATCTAGTAGCCCCAATCGGAACGCCTGTTTTAGCGGTTTGCGCTAAGTTACGGTGAATATCATTGGTGTTACTAGCATACACGGTTACATTTTGTTGAACAGTTGCCGTTGGTTTTGGTGTTTTAGTGTCGTAACGCTTAACGCCTTTACCTTGCAAATTTGGCGCACTTTTTACACCATAAAAGGCATTTCCCGACATTGGATCGTAAGGCTTAGATTTGCTACCGCTACCTGAATTAAGAATATCGTTTAATTTAAACCCGCCGTAAATAGCCGCACCACCAGCAATTAAAGGTAAGGCGGTTCCAGCAAGAGCCGCAGTTGCGGCTACCGCACTTAATCCACCTGTGGCATACGCTTCGGCAACTCCCGCAATTCCAGCCGCTACCGCTAGTGTTCGCATAACCGAAATAATTTTTCCGATCATATTAATAAAAGAAGCAATTTTAGCCGTAGCCCAAATAGCACCCAAGGCAATACCAAAACCTTTAATCCATCCTATATTGTTTTTAATTGTTCCAACTAAATTTTTAAATCCAGGAATTCCAGTTTTGCTAATCCAATCCGTAACTTTAATTAAAGTTGGAACTAAATCAGTACCAATTTGAACTTGTAAATCTTGAAAGTTAGCGCGAGCAACCGCAATACCGCCAGCAAGGGTTCCTTTAAATGATTTAGCCGCACCGCCAGCCCTATCCTCAACCATTTTAAGAATTTGTGCAAATGAAGCACCTTTAGGAATTGTTTTGCCCATAGCAATACCAAGATCGCCCAAACCCTTAGCCTGACCAATAGAAGCGCGAGCAAGTAGCGTTCCCGCATCGGCTAATGAAATTTGTTTAAAACGAGCAAGATCGGCGGCGGCTGAAAGCGCATCTAAAGCAAGTTTTGGACTACCCGAAGCGGCGGTCATTTTTGATAATGCGGCGTAAGTTTCATCGTAGGTAAAACCTAAATTTTTCATTGCTTGCGCGTGGGCATCTACGGCGGGTTTAGCATCTTCATAACTTACGCCTGTATTTTTAATAGCAACTTCTAAATTAGATTGAGCCTTTTCTACTTTATCTAAAGCCTCAATACTGGTAAAAGCAACAACACCAAACGCACCCGCTAATCCAAGAAAAGTAGTACGAGCAAGTTTTCCAGCGCGTTCTAATTTTGTAAGAGCGCCACCAGCAAGGATGCCGTGTTTTTCCATAAGGGCAAGTTCTTTATTTACTCTACCAAATTCAGCAATAGCCTCAGTTGCTCGCGCTTGTACCTCAAAAATTACGGGAGGAAAGAACTCGGCCATAATTAACCTCCTAGATACTTAAATGCTTACGCATAATGGACATAGCAACTTTTTGGAATTTTTTAAACGCTGGTTTCATATAAGGGAATTTCTGATTATCTTGCCACGATCTAGGCGCATACTTGCCACCCATTTCAACGGCTCGACCATAAATAATTGTTGGCCCAACTATGGCTGAATAACGAGCAAAGCCAGTTTTCATTTTTTCGCCTTTAATAGAACGGCGCAAATTACCCGTTCGGTTCATAGGCGGTTCACCGCTAGTAGCGCGCTCGCCTGGTGTGCGCTTGCCCTTGATTTCCTCTTTAGCATAACGAATAAGGGTACTCATCATTTCATCTCGCGCCATACGCGCACCAATATCAAGTTTTTCAGTTCGTTTTTCAACGGCTCGCATAACCTGAAAGATATTACTCTTTATCATTCTGAATTTGTCCTATCGCATTATGAATAGCAATTAGCCAATCAATTATAGGAGCGGGTTGATTATCGGTTTCTTCAATAGTCCAACCGAACTCTTTGGCGCAAAAGTAATAAAGAAATTGCTCATCAGGGTAAGTAAAATCGGGATGCCGTTCGTGTCCTTCCAGCGATTCCCTTAGTCGCTGGACTTGTCTAAAGGGCTATCGGGATTCGATTCGTTTTCAGGGGTCTTGTTAAAACTAGGAAAAAGAATATCTTGGGCTTTATTAGCCTCAATAGCAAGCACATCATAATCGGCAATTTCTAGTTCGCCTAAGGATGCGATTTTTATTGAAGGAATAATTAGATCAAGTGTCCAATCCTTAACCAAGAAAGCAATTAAGCCTTCGGTCATATCAAGGCTTTGGATTAGCGCGTTATCATTTTCAGATAGCGAAGCCCACACTCTTTTGCGATCTTTGTGGCGCATTTCTGTTGCATCGCGCAGGGTAACTTCGGCTTTTGATTTCGGTAGAATTATTTTTGTATCAGGCATAGCATTTCCTTCCAACTTTGCCTTCGGGGTAAGAGGTCGTTAGGCGCGGGAAGGCGGCGCGCCTAACGACAGTTTATCGGGTTACGCGTAAGTACCCGAAGCCTTTGCGTTTTGGAGTGTCCATTTAATAGGGGAATAACCTGCGGTAGCGCCAACATCTGTGGTGTTACCAATAGCGTTTAGATCAATTTCAACTTCAACAAAATCCTTGGAACGGTCTATCATCGCGGCTACATAAGCGCCCTTGGTCATAGTTGCTTGGATTTGAGTTGCGGTTGCCCCTGAACCTTGCGACCAGTTAATTGTGATCGCTGGTTGGGTGTTTGTAAGGAATCGGGTTAGTTCGGTATCCGCTTCCATAATAAAACGAATCTTGCCTTTAACTTCAAGAGCGCCTAAGAATACTGAATAAGGGTTCTTGGTGTTAGAAATTCCAAAAATAGGGGTTACGGCGCGGGTCATATCTATATTACCTTCAACAGAGTTGGTAATTGTTGAGCCACCGATAGATACAGTTGCGATCCAGGTTGGGGTAGGCAATACAGTAGAGAATGAAGGCGTTGGGGTTGAGGCAGTAGCCGAAGCGTAACCAGTTCCCTTAGTATCATAATCTAGCAATCCATCTGAAGTAAATTTAAGCGATACATCGTGAATCTGAATACCTGAATAAGCGCGAACATTTGCGGCATAGAAGTCGGTTAGTGTGTAAGCAACAGGCTGAGCATCAGAACCAACGGCGGTAGCGTTCTTTAGCGCAATAGCGTGAGTATAAGGAGCGGTAGAACCAGTAGTGGTTACATCTCCAAGTAATCCTGCTAAAGAATAACCAAAAGTATCTGCAAATACAGGGCCACCAAAATCAAAAGTTGAGTAAGTTCTACCCTGAATATAAGCAAAGTTCTTTACAAGGCTACCGCGAATACCATCATCAAAGAGTTCGCCAATTACATCAACAGGCTTTAACTTAGATGCGGTTACTGGAATAAAATCTGTTGGAGTAACGGCAGTTCCTTTTGTCGCTTCCTTGGCAATACCAAGGTACGAGCGGTGGGTATTTTGTACGGACATTATTCACTCTCCTGCGGGGCTGGTGTTGGGGTAGGTTTTACTTTGGAATTTAAAACATCGGGCGCGCTGAAATCATCAGGCGCATCAAAGGTATCGTTGGGCTGAACGGTTGTAGAGATCGTAGGAAATACGCGTTCATCATTTCCTGTATAGGTAAATTTAGCCATTGGTTCTCCTTATGCTTGAATCATTTGGGTTACATCAAATCTAACCTGCGCCCAAATTTCGGTAGCAGTACCATCACTTGAAGTAGGTTCGCCGTAAGATGTATCAATTCGGGGTTCTGCGCCTTGCCACACTAAAGTTCCCGAAGCATCGCCAAATCGGTGATCTGAACGAATACGGCTTTTGAGAGCATCAACTACATTATCAAAATCATCCATAGCATCTTCGGCAGAATTTTCTACTGAATGATGAAACAGTTGAATTGCTATTTGATAATCCACACGCTTCCAACCGCTAGTTGCTCCACCTACGGCTATGCGCTCTTCGCGTTCTGATTCAATAAAGATAACTGCCGCACAACGACTTTTTTGCGAAGGCAGGGAATTTACTTGAAAGTTAATACGCTTTGGAAATGATGTAAATACTTGGTTTATTCCATCTACATTTGGAGGCGAAATAAAATTTGCTATAACAGAACGAGCCTCTTTCCGACCAACTGCCATTATCTAACCCTTCTGTAAGGTAATAGCAACTGTTGTGCTAACGCTATGTCCTCGCCTAACTTTTCTTTGCCTGGTAATGCTGGCCCTGCGCTAGTTGAGATAGCCATAACCATTGAGTTATCACCACGAACTTTTAGAAACGCGGTAGTAACTAGAATTGTTGCCTCTTTAACGGCTGGCGGTAGGGCTGAGATTGAGATACCGCTTGCGTGAGAAGCAGATAGCACATTTGTAAGCGGAACTGTTTTCGATCCAAATGTGTAAGTGCTGGCAACGGTAACAAATTCGCTATTGTAGCCGTCATAAATCTTTAGGGTTAAACCTGCGGTTATTCCAGTACCATCGGCAACAGTTAGGGTTGATTGACCCGCAGTTGCGGTAACAATGGTGCTATTGGCGTATCCAGCAACATAAGAATACTTAATATAAGTTTCAACGCGTGGCGATGTTGGAAAACCAAATTGAAGCGGCCCTTGGGAAGAATAGGTTGTAGAAAGAAGTGCGTAAGGAACAATCAGTTGAGAATCTTCAACCCAAGCAACCGAGCAATCTTGAAGTGTTTGTAGTTCTGTTGAAGGATTACCGTACTGGAATGAAGTCAAAGCAATAATTGGGTTATAGCGTGGATGAAGGCGAATAGTGCCATCGGCGCTAATACGAGTGCGTTGTTGTTCTTGTTCGGTAGTAGCCGCTAAAACTTGATTACAATAAGTATCTACCCAAGATGAAGCGCGAGCAATAACATTAGATAGTTCGGCATCTTGAACATCAGGGTCTTGTGAATTAAATACTAGGTTATCAATATCAATCGCGGTAGGCGCGTTCTTGAATTCATCTAAAGTTAAATAAGGCGTGGAAAACTGGTGCGTTGTTCCTGTATATGCGTTACTCATTTATTTCCCCACACTTTCCACATTTTTTAAAGAATGACCCAAACCCGCACTTATTACAGGAGTAGCCAACTTGAGAAGGATTTTCTAAAACACCTGATGCTGATGCCACTCCTAAGCCTTCTGCCTTCAATTTTTTAATTAACTTTGGATCGGTTATGTTAAACAAACCATCCTTGCCAGCCTTTAATACTCGTTCGCCCCTAGAAGTATTGATGCCAAGTTCCCGCATCCCTTTTGGGCCAATTATTTTAGTCATAGCGCCTTCTTTCTATACTAAAGGGGTGAGCCGAAGCCCACCCCCATAGCACTACTTATTTAATTAAGCATTGACGATGCCTGAAACGGCACCGTTCCAAGCAGGTGCGTAGCAGAAGAATGTTCCACGATAGTATGTGGAGAATTCGTACGCGAATTGTGTTACAGGCCATTGAATACCCATATAGTCCTGAACCATAATGTTCGCCCAAACATCTGATACCTCTGTATCAGGGATTGGAAGAGTGTAGGAAAGAACTGGGGATACGCCCTGTGGCAACCAAGGATGAACAGTTAGATCAACTAACTTGCCTGTGATTTCGTTGTGTAGTGCGCCAATTACTGCGCCACCAACATAATCGCCTGTATCTGTCTGTGAAAGATTGATACGGTAGTTAGCAGTTGAGCCATTCTTGATAGCATCTGATAGTTGCTTACGATCTGCTCCGTTGAGAAGAATCTCATCAGGATCAGCCTTAACTGAATCGTAAAGGCTAGAGAATACCTTTTGGTATTCCACGCCTGGGTTAGATGTTGAGAAGGTAGTGTTAATATCATTAACATAACCTGAGTTAGCGCCAAGAACTGTTGGAAGAATTCCATCATATCCTGTTGAGTAAGCAGAAGTATCTGCGTTCGCGCGTGAGGCTAGGATTGAACTTGAAGTTGAGTAAACGATAGTATCGCCAGCAACAACTGAACCTGAACCTACAACATAAGCGGTGTTACCCTTGAATGTGCCTTGGTACTTAGCATTAGCAGTACCAGTTGTTGTTCCAACATACACATTGTAACCAAGTGCGCCAACAATATCGTTAACAACAATCTTTAGAACCTGTGAGGTTGTAGATTGTGATTGAACTGTTGAAACGATTGATTCACCAAAGCCTGAGCCTGAAATACCAGCATCGGCAGTTACATAAACATAATAGGTCGCATCTGTAAGTGCTACCTGTCCTGTTCCTGCGGATGGCTTTGTGAGAGTTACTGTTGGAGCAGAAAGAGCGCCAACATAACCTGAGGCAGTTCCACGGCTCATAAGCATCATTCTTTCTTCCATCAACATTGTTGCGTAAAGTGTTGAAGTTGAAGATAGTTGGCGAAGGTCTTGATAACCCAAGCCTGAGAAGTTAGCGTCAAATGAAACGCTATCTGATAGTGAGTATGAGTTGTAAGGAAGAACTAGATCATCTGCGGCGTAGGTAATCTTTGGGCCACGCTCAAAGTTAATTGAACCAAAAGCGGTGGTTGTTGTTTCTGAGATTCCTGGCCAAGTGTTTCCGACTCCACCTGTTCCTGTACCTGTGTAACCAGTAATACGCTTTACACGGTGAGAAGTACCGACACCCTTTTTACGAACAATCTTGTTACGAAGTGGTGTTGGGCGTGGTGTTAGAAGTTTCGCAGGTGCTTCGAGGTCGAAGGCGGCGAAAGATGTTGAAAGTGGAGATGTTAGGGAAATATCCTTAACAATATCCGCAGACATTGAGCGTTGTGAAGCAAGAGCGGCATTAAGTGAACCAAGAGCATCAGGTGATAGCGACTTGTTTGCTACAAGTGCTTCTAATTGAGCAGTTGGATCAACTGTTGGTGCTTGGCCTGGAACGGTTGATGGGTTAGAGAAAGATTTGTTCAGTTCGCCAAGATATTCATCTTGAAGTTCTGCGGCTTTCTTTGGCTTTACATCACCGAACAGGTCTGAGGCTTTAGGCATTTGAGCCATAAGTATTTGTCCTTTTCGTTAAGTGTGTTATTCGTTTTCGCTAGCGACAGGTAAGCCAGCCTTAGCAGAAAATTCTGCGTAAAGTGCTTTGTATCCCTTAGCGAGAACTGGATCGGTAGTCGCATCCGCTTTAGCCTTATAGGTTGCGGCTTTGACTAGGTATTCATTTGATTGTGCGCCTGAAGTTATTGCGGTGCGCTTTGGCCCACCAGCAACACTCTTAGACAACGCCGTTGCTAGTTCGGTTTCAAGGCTCATTGACTTCTTTACCGCAGACTCTTTTTCTGCGCGTAGAGATTCAATCTCTGCTTTAACCGATTCCATAGCACTCTTAACGGCTTTTTCAACAACGGCTTCGATACCGTCATTATCTGAGGAATCACTCTCAGAAATTTCATTTGCCTCTACTACTGGGGCTTCCTCAGCAATAGGTTCGGCTTCTGCCACAACTTCGGCAGGTACTTCATCTGCCTCGGCAGACTTAGGGGTTTCAGTTGGCGCTACGATTTCTGCGGTAGTTACATCCGCGCGACCGTGAGCATCTGATGGCTTGTGGCAACCACATTCTAAGCACTTATCAATAGTTGCGGATTTTTCAGCCATTGCATACGCGCACTTACCGCACATCTTGTTATCGCAACCGCCAGCATCCTTACACGATTTGCAACCATCGCAAGAGCAATCAGAACAAGAATCTTCGTGATCGCAACTGCTTTTAACGGTGTCGGCTTCGGTGCTAAGTTCGATTAGATCGCCATTCATAGGTGCGGCAACTTCGCCTTCGGCAATCTCGCCTTCGTACCAGTTGAATAGGTGCTTAACGGCATCTAGGAGTGCTTCGATTGAATCTTTCTCGTTAGAACCCTCTGTTGCCATTTCAGTAGCCTCAACAACAATAAGTTCGGCTAATGCGGTGCGAGCCTTATCAAAGGCTTCCTTGTTAAATTTTACGGTATCAGGAGTCAAAGACTTAGCCAATTCCGTGATTTGCTTTAGTTGATCCATCTTTGACCCTTTCTTGGTCGCTTTAATAACCTCACTAGGAAGCGGGGCTTTATATTCGTGAAGTTCCTCAACCTGAACTAGCGATGATTCTCCTTCAACACTTTTTGCCATAATTAGTTTGGCATTTGGGTTAGCAGGTCTGTCCACAAGGCTGATTTCAATAATCTGCCCATCAATGATTCGACCATTAACCGCTTTGGTATCGCGTACAACGCGTGGTGATTTAATGCCTATTGAGAATCCTTTAAGAACTCCCGCCTCGACCTTTTTAACGCTAACTGGATCAACCACAAGAACAGAAATGTAATGACCATCGGCTTTAGTTTCGAGTTCTTTAGCCACTCCTGCGGCGATGTTCGAGTGTTGTTCACGGATATTTCCTCCCGATTTCATCCATTCAGGCATAGCGCGATCTAGCCAAGTGGCATCGCAAATTTGGTTATCCATATCAATAGAATCATCCGTAGCCTTACCATAAACAGTAAGAGTTCCATCATCGTTTTTATCCGCTTTAATAATTGCGGCATACGCGTTAGCAAATTCCATAGTCATTGTTTCTCCTTAGATACCTGAGTAAATAATTGAAATTGCGCCAGCCGCAGAAGCGGCGGCAGTAATTGCCCAAACAGTATCTCCTGAATTAAGCCAAACTTGCTGACTAGCATTGACCGCAATTTGACTTCCGCGAGTAGCGCCAGTTGTGCTAACAGAAGCATCTCCAATATAAAGAACTGCGCTATGATTATTACAAATTTGAACTGCGGTGTTTGGCAAACCTAACGGTAAAGTAAATAAAGGTTGTGCCGTTGTTGCCGTTGTTGCGTTGATATGGACAAGTGCCATTTATTTCTCCTTAGTTATCTTTTGCTAGCCAAACAGGTGCTTCCGTCATACCCAATAGCCACATAGCCATTAAGCGATGATGTCCGTCAATGATGATTTGCTCACCATTACGCTCTATGACGAGAGCGAAGTTACGATAGGGCGTTGTTGCGCCACCCATAGCCTCTATATGTTGTTTTAATTTCTTACGGCGCATATATTCATCCGTAGCAGTTAAATCCTCAAGTTGAACTAATGCCATTTCTGCGCTATCCCAAATGTTCGGATTAACAGTTATTACTGGAATTACTTTCCAAGGCGATTCAACAACTTTATCGGGATCAACTTCTTCGGGTGATTGAGGCGGGTTAGGCAAAATTTCTAAACGAGATAAAGCGCGTTCCATTTCTAATTTAGAAGGAACAAATTTGGCTATATCAGGTACAACCGCTAATTGAATATCCTCAGTATTTGCTTGAACATCCTCAGCGCCTAATTGACTATCAACAGATGAGTAAGGCGCAATATCGCACATACAGTTTGGATGAACTGGCGCATCGCCGTTAGGCCAATCTTCGTCAATGGAAATAGGGGAAGCACTTTCGTTTTCAGCGCACTCATCACAAGGATCGGCAACTAACCACTCAACCATCTCAACGCCTGAATCTCGATAATCGGCAAGTTCAGATTGAACTACCGCGCGCGACATTTCAGTTTGAGCAATAACTAAGGCTTGTTGCGGATCATTAACAACTTGATCTACCAAAATAGAAACTTGCTTAGGTGTTACGCCTTCTGCTAGCGCCTGA